GTCAAGAGCTACGGCGGTGTATCGCCTAATGCTCTCGGCTTTGGCTTCGGAGACCCTGGATTGTCTGCCTCATCAGAGGCGGAACACCAGGCTGCTAGTCAAGTGCTTTCCTCTTATCGCAACGCGGTGCAGTCCTTTGCGGGACTGAACTTTGCTGCGGAGTTTGCAGAAGTCATTTCAATGTTCACGAACCCTGTTCGTGGCTTGTTTGGCCACACTGTAGATTTTGCTCACAAGGTAGGAGGGCTGAAGAGTATTCGCCGTGCTCGTGATTACGCGGCGGCTCTTGGGGAAACTTGGCTAGGTTACAAGTTTGGGGTTGAACCCCTTGCTAACGACCTAGTCCAAGCCATTATTGCTTCTGATGAGTTCACTACACGACTTGGCATGGAACTCGCCAAGAAGATAAGTGGCAGTGGAAGCAGTGATGTCACGTTCGGCTACTCCGAGTATACGCCCCTCGCATACGCTTCACAGCGCGTGCGAGAAGGTGAGTCCTCGGAAGTCCGATATAAAGGCAAAGTCGCCTTGAGATACGACGCCTCCTCATTCGCGAGAATGGGAGGTTTCGCACTACCGGATGTTATCCCGGCCGTGTGGGAAGCAATTCCCTTTTCATTTCTGGTCGACTATTTCACGAACGTCGGAGACGTCCTGTATCGGGCCTCTAGCGCGTCTGCAAGTCCGTGGGTGACGTATTTGGACCGTGGTACAAAAAATACCAGGTACATACAAGGTGAACCATTTCGGTTCGCTGACACCCACCCAGACATAACAGACGGCTATTTTCAAGGCTCGGCTTCAGGGGGTACGTTCAGACTCTCAAAGACTCGAGTGTCTAGGTCTACTGCTGGCGAGTTGCCACCAGTGACCCTCCGTTTCAGTCTCCCAAACCTCAGGCAAATCGTGAACCTGGGGGCCCTTACAGCGGCTATCAACGGATCAAAACCTGATCCGCATAGAACCGGTCTGGGCTAAACCACGAGTTAGTAAAACAACTAAGGAACCCAACATGACTGTTGGCATCACTTCCCCAGTTACGGGCAGCGCCCAAACTGGCATGACGTCTCCGACCTTCACCTTCACCGAAGACCGAGTGATCGGGAGCCAACCGGCTCGCCGCTATCTCGTGTCCGCACGTGGAGGTACGGGGCTGAATAACGTCACGACTGACGTGCACGCAGTGTCGCGTCCCTTCTCAGTCACGATCGCTCGTCCGGCTAGTTTCAAACCGGCACCTGTGATCAATGCTGCGAGTGGGATTGCGCTCCGCGCGACCGGCAAGAACGAGTACAAATTCACCGTCGCCAAAGGCGTCACAGCGGC